TCATTCAAGAATTTCCTAAGGAACTTAACCTTGACAAGTATATTGATTACAACCTACAATTCGACAAGAGTTTTGTTGAACCCGTAAAAACTATTCTCGACGCCATCGGATGGAATGTTGAGAAGACTGTAAACCTTGAACTATTTTTTGGATAATGGAACTTCCTATTACTGATGCAGAACTCGCTACTATCGTAAATGCCCTTCGTCTAGGTGGAGATACTTCTCTTTACCAAAAGTTGAAGATCATCAAGGAGATTCGTGAGGAGAACCCTGGTGGACCTTATAAAAAAATTGCCCGTGAACAGTTTGGATTTGTGATCTAATGGATTTTTTAAAAAGTATTGTAAAAGAGATTGGTGATGAATACACACAACTCGCTGCCGATATTGACGAGACTGAGCAATATGTGGACACGGGTTCGTACATTTTTAACGGACTCGTTTCAGGCAGTGTATTTGGTGGTGTATCTGGGAATAAGATTACTGCCATTGCTGGCGAGTCTAGCACTGGAAAAACTTTCTTCAGTCTCGCTGTCGTTAAAAATTTCCTTGACAGCAACCCTGATGGTTATTGTCTCTATTTTGACACTGAAGCAGCAGTTAATAAATCTCTTCTTCAGAGTCGTGGAATCGACCTCTCTAGGGTTGTCGTAGTTAATGTTGTAACTATCGAAGAGTTCCGAAGCAAGGCACTCAAGGCAGTTGATATGTACCTGAAAGCGCCTGAGGACGAGCGCAAACCGTGCATGTTTGTGCTAGACTCTCTTGGAATGCTATCCACGGAGAAGGAGATTACAGACGCTCTCAACGAGAAGCAAGTTAGAGACATGACCAAATCTCAACTTGTCAAAGGTGCGTTCCGTATGCTCACTCTTAAGTTGGGTCAGGCAAACATCCCCATGATCGTTACCAACCACACCTATGATGTTATCGGTGCTTACGTCCCCACAAAGGAAATGGGTGGCGGTTCTGGTCTTAAGTATGCTGCTTCCACTATCATCTATCTCAGCAAGAAGAAAGAGAAGGATGGGACAGAAGTGGTAGGTAATATCATCAGAGCAAAAACTGCTAAGTCTCGTTTGAGCAAGGAGAACAAAGATGTGGAAATTCGTCTTTATTACGATGAGCGTGGTCTTGATCGATATTATGGTCTTCTTGAACTCGGTGAACTCGGTGGTCTCTGGAAGAACGTTGCTGGACGCTACGAGATAGATGGTAAGAAAGTCTATGCCAAAGCAATCTACAAAGAACCTGAGAAGTATTTTACTCCTGAAGTTCTAGAGCAACTCGACGTTATTGCTAAGTCCGAATTTAGTTATGGTGAGTAATGGAGTCTATTGAACACACGATTCTAAAGAATCTTTTATATAATGAAGAATACTCCCGTAAGGTAATCCCCTTCATCAAACCTGAGTACTTCCAAGAAGTATCTCAGAAAATTATGTTTGAAGAGATTGTTGCCTTTATCGCAGAATATAATACTCAGGTTACAGTCGAAGCACTCCTTATTGAGGTCTCTAATAGGAAGGATCTCAATGAAGGTATGCTGAAGGAGTTGCAGATTTTGATTACGAATCTGGAAGATACTCCTGCAGACCTTCAGTGGTTATATGATACTACTGAAAAGTGGTGCCGTGATAGGGCAATCTATCTCGCACTAATGGACTCCATCAATATTGCTGATGGTAATGATGACAAGAAGAACCGAGATGCTATTCCATCCATTCTCAGTGAAGCATTAGCAGTCTCTTTTGATAACAATATTGGTCACGATTACTTTGCAAATGCCGACGAGCGATTCGACTTCTATCATAAGAAGGAAGACAAAATCCCCTTCGACTTGGAATACTTTAACAAGATTACCAAGGGAGGTCTTGTTAATAAGAGTCTTAATGTCGCTCTTGCTGGGACAGGCGTCGGCAAGTCTTTGTTCATGTGCCATATGGCTAGCGCCTGTTTGCTTAACGGACGTAGCGTGCTATACATTACAATGGAGATGGCAGAAGAAAAAATTGCTGAGCGTATTGACGCAAACCTCCTCAATGTTCCCATACAAGAGATTGGTGAACTTCCTAAAGTGATGTTTGACAGCAAAGTCACAAAATTGGCACAAAAAACACAGGGTGCTCTTATAATTAAAGAGTATCCAACTGCGGGCGCACATAGTGGACACTTTAAGGCACTTCTTAATGAGCTTGCACTTAAGAAGTCATTTAGACCTGATATTATTTTCATTGATTACCTTAATATATGTGCTTCCTCTCGGTATCGCCAGAGCGGCACTGTCAATTCATATTCTTATATTAAGTCAATTGCAGAAGAGCTTAGAGGATTGGCTGTTGAAGCAAACGTCCCTATCGTTTCTGCCACGCAGACCACTCGTTCTGGTTATGGTAGCAGTGATGTTGACCTTACTGACACTTCTGAGTCCTTTGGTCTCCCTGCTACTGCTGATCTTATGTTTGCCCTTATTAGCACAGATGAATTGGAGGAACTCGGGCAGATTATGGTGAAGCAGTTGAAGAACCGCTACAATGATTTGTCTGTCAATAAGAGATTTATTGTTGGTATTGATCGTGCTAAAATGAGACTGTATGATTGTGAGCAGTCTGCACAGAATGATGTTCTTGACAGTGGTCAAGACGAAGAGTATGAGTTTGATGAGAAGAAGTCTTCTCGCAAAGAAAAGTTTGGATCCTTCAAGTTTGATTGATTATGAAGAGCATTTACCCAGAACTAATTGGCGATTTTAAATCCATTGAGTATCCTGCACGGAGACAGTTTCCTAGTGATGAGATTGTAGAGCGTTGGAAGAATGTCGGACATCTATATGTTAACTACACTGGACTCCTCCGTGAAGAGTATCGTGGAGTTCCTGAATGGACGCATGAGATCGTAGATTCTCTCAAAAAGAAATATATTCCAGTTGGTGATAAGTGGTACTTTATGGATAAGACTTCCTTGTCCCTTTATAACATGCCTCCAGGTACAATTATGCCAGAGCACGAGGATACTTATCCAAGGTTCCGAGAGATCTATGGAGAACCAGACATCAATAAAATTTGTAGAGTTCTAATCTTTCTTGAAGACTGGAAGACGGGACACTATTTTGAACTGGATCGTCAACCATATACCAAATGGAAGAAGGGTGATTATCTTTATTGGACTGGAGATACTACTCACCTTGCAGCAAACCTTGGTAAAGAGAATAGATATACTATGCAAATCACGGCGACTTTAAAATGCGGAAGCGAAGAGCAGTAGTAGATGACCTTGTGGAGCAGTATGGTAAATACTGCTCTTCTTTTACTTTCAAATTAAAGAATGGAATAAAGGGACAAGAAATTCATAAAGAAGGATTTGTAAATTGTTATTGGAATAAAACTGATAAGTTGATTTACATGCATATCGATAAGTGTGGAAGCACATCTGTATCTTCTGCACTTATGCTCAACTGCCCAAAGTTTATATCTCTTGATAAACTAGAATCTGATAAAGATCCAGATTATTTGGCAAAATATTTTGTTGAGAGTGATCATAAATTTTTTGCTGTGACAAGAGATCCTGCACAAAGATGGATCTCTGGATTGAATGAGTTTATGTGTAGATATAAACCACCTATGGATTGGGTGGTCAGCCAAGTCAAAAATGGTAAGTACATATTTGATGAACACACTGGTCCTCAGACAGCATTCTTGAGATTGTGCTTGGAGAATAGTGGTAAACTAGAACTTCTTAAACTTGATGGAGATCTGTCTGCAAAAGTAAATCTTTTTATGAAGAATAATACCTCGGAATACAAACCATTCCCAGTTCCTCACCTTAGAGATTCAAAATACTTTACTCCCAATTTCAAACCATTGTGTGCTAAGATATATACAGAATATGTAGAACCAAACAACAAAGAGTTTTTGGATCTTTATGAATCGGATTATGAATTGTACGCAAAAGGTATCTGACCCCTTCCATGATGTTGAGAGGTTTGAAGATACGATAGCGAATTTTTATGGTGCCAAGTATGGGATCGCCACGGATTGCTGTACTCATGCAATTGAACTATGTTTAAGATATGAAGGATACGACAGAGTAACATTACCAGAACATACTTATATCTCTATTCCAATGACCTGCCAGAAGCTTGGTCTTGATTGGAGATTTGATAATATTCAGTGGTATGATCAATATTATCTTGGTGGTACTAATATTATTGATGGTGCAGTTTTGTGGAGACCAAATTCATATGTCTCTGGAACTTATTTGTGTTTGAGTTTTCAATATCGGAAGCACCTCTCTTTGGGTAGAGGTGGAATGATTTTGACAGATGATGAGTACGCTGCGGAACAGTTGCGAATGATGGCATATGATGGACGTAAGAAGTATGTTCCTTGGGGTGATCAAGACATTACTGTGATGGGATATCATTATTATATGACTCCAGAGACTGCAAAGAAGGGACTTGAAGTATTTGAAGAAGTAAAGGATGCATTCCCTCTTGCGATGAGTTA